GATCTTGCATTCTTTGCTTATGAGTCAACAAAATCAGCCGGACAAATGGTTCCGCTTGCCTTTGACGACTTCATTAAAAAAACCAAAGAAATTGAAGTGTTGGATTCTGACGATTCAAACCCTTCCCAACCGGCAGTCTCCGCCGGTCTCTAGCAGAGGTGCTAGTCGTGACCGGATACTGGAATCACGACATCCCATTCGACACAGACGATCTCTTCACAGTTGTCGACGTCATCAACGAACAACAGAAAGCACAACGGACTAGACAATGACAGTCAATTCATCTATTGAGGTTGTCGGTGTTCGTGACGCTATTCGTTCACTTAACAAGATTGAGCCTGGACTGCGCAAGCAGTTTGTCCAGGATGCAACGCGCATTGCCCAACCCGCCATCCAAGAAGTGCAGCGCGGTTACTCACAAATCCCCCTTTCAGGTATGGCTCGCCAATGGACGCAGAACGGAAAAAAGATATTTCCCTTTTCCATTGTTAAAGCAAAATCAGGAGTCAAACTTAAAGTCGACGCCAGTCGTGAAGCAACGTCGTTGATTTACATTACCCAAACATACGTTGCGGCAGCAGTCTTTGAAGCAGCCGGACGCACTAACACAAACAGTCTTGGCAATTCATTGGGGCGACTATCGCCAGGACATACCCGCATTCTTGGTCCTGCGGTGTTTCGTAAGCGTCGCGAGATTGAACGCGAAATGTTAAAAGCCACAAACGAGGTCAAAGACCGCGTCCAGAGGGAACTCAAGTAATGGCGCTTGCAATCCCAATCATCACAGAATTCGACGGAAAAGGAATCTCATCCGCCATCAAGGAATTCAAAAATCTTGAATCAGCGTCAGACAAAATTGGCTTCGCAGCGCAACAAGCAGCCAAAGTGGCAGCAATCGGATTCGCAGCGTTAGCAGTTGCTGGAGCAGCAGCCGGTGCAGTCCTGTTCAAAGCAGCCGAAGCAGCAGCCGAAGATCAAGCACAACAAATCAAACTTGCCTCACAAATCAAAGCCACGTCAGACGCAACAGATGTTCAGATTAAGGGCATTGAAGATTACATAGACAAAACTCAACGCGCAGTCGGCGTCACAGACACTGATCTTCGTTTGGCGTTTGGTCGTTTGACTGCAGCAACTCGAGATGTCACCAAAGCCCAAGACCTTCTCAATTTGGCATTAGACCTCTCCGCAGCGACAGGCAAAGACGTTTCTGTGACAAGTGCTGCGTTGGCTCGTGCGCAGGAAGGCGCGTTTGGGCCGCTTGAGAAACTTGGTGTCGGCTACGAAAAAGGCGAAGTCAAAGCACGGGGATTCTTGAATGTCCAAAAAGACCTTGAGGAGCGTTTCTCAGGTGCAGCAGCCGACAAAGCGTCAACTTATGAGGGCGTCATGGCTCGCCTAAAAATTACCCTGGGCGAATTGCAAGAGTCAATCGGCTACAAGGTGCTTCCCATCATTCAAAAACTGACTGAGGCTGCCTTAAAAATTGCTGAGGCGTTTGGCAAAGACGGTGCAGCCGGAGGCATTAAAGAACTTCAAGTTCAACTTGTCAGTCTTGGCACAGGTGGCGACGGCATGATTAACACATTTGGCAAAATTTACAACGCAATCATTGGCTTTGTGAACGGTGTTCAGGCTGCACTTGCTATTCCAATGGCTGCAATCAACTTTCTTCGCACAGGCGAATTTGGAAACTACACCATTAAGAAACTTCCTAATTTTGAAACAATGATGTCGCAACAGAACGCCAGTCAAGGCACCCAATCGGCGCGAATGTTTGAATCGGCAATGCCTAAGTCAATCAGCAGCAGCGGCGCAACAGGCGCAGACGATTTCACCATGCCCACAAAAGCAGGCAAAATTGTTCCAACTTTTGACCAATTGAACCCTCGCGGGCCTTCAGGCACAGGAAGTCGCACAGGTGGCTTCATGGACTTTGCAGGCATCACCATCAACCTTGACGCCTCAAGTTCTCTCATCTCGTCGCCCGCAACTATTGGTCAAGACATCATTGACGCCATCCTTGCAGCACAACGCGACTCAGGACAGGTCTTTGCACCGGCGGTTACTTTCTAATGACCGTCCCCACATATCAAGTCCTTGTCGGGTTCCAGACAACCACAGGATTCGGTCAACCCTTCCAACTCAACGACGCCGTCTATGGGCTACTCGACACCGGAACCCTCGGCGGACTTGCCTATGCAGACCTAACGTCAATCGTGTTATCGGTCAACATTCGACGCGGACGCAACCGTCAACTGGATCAGTTCAACGCAGGAACCGCACAGGTCGTATTCAACAACAACTCCCGCATCCTTGACCCCCTTAACACCGCGTCGATCTACTACCCGTTCGTTCTGCCTAGATCGCCAATAATTATCTACGCCAACGGCACCCCGATTTACACCGGATTCGTCGAGGATTGGAATTTGGACTATCAGAACGCCAATCAGGGACGAATGGTCGCCAGATGTGTCGACACCTTCGGCACCCTGGCAAATCAGCAACTAAACGCGTTCACCCCGTCGGCACAGACTTCAGGATTGCGCGTAGACGCCGTTCTAGACCGTCCAGAGGTCGCATACCAGGGCGCAAGGTCTATTGGTACAGGGTCGTCAACTTTGGGGGCTTACGCGGTCACTCAGGACACAAACGTGCTGAACTATTTGCAGCAGGTCAACACCTCTGAACAGGGCTTTTTATACACCGCAGCAGATGGCACCCTTACCTTTAAAGGACGATCAAGCGTTCTTAACCCTGTGTCGGGGGCGTCGTTCACGACTAACGGCACAGGCATCCCATATATGTCGCTGGTCAACCAGTACGGGAGCGAGTTGCTTTATAACAACATTTCAACACAGTCGCCCGCTGGAGCCGTGCAGAACAATCAGAACGCGGCCTCAATTGCGTTGTTCCAATCCCAGACGTATCAGCTGCTGCAACTGTTGAACTCAACAACGGCAGAAGTTAACGGTCTTGGCGCGTACCTGCTCGGAAAATACATGAACCCCGTCGTGCGCTTCACAGGTGTTTCGTGCGAACTAGCAGCGCTGACATCGGCGCAATGGTCGACCATCTTTGCCATCGACCTCACGTCAATCGTGACAGTCCAAAAGGATTACAACACCGGAACCCCGCTTACAGAATCGCAGACCCTAATCACTTCAGGAATCGAACATCGAATCGTTCCTGGCAGCCATATTGTTTCGTACACTTTTGAAGCAACGGACGGCAATCAGTATCTAACCCTTAACGACAGCATCTTCGGAACGCTCGATAACAACCTTCTAAGTTTCTAAAGGAGACACAACATGGCAGATCAGACCTTTACATCGGGGCAAATCCTCACCGCGGCACAGCAATCGGCGCTGCAAACCAACATTGGACTAGCACAAATCACCCCAACATCGGTAACAAATGCAACCCTTTCTGGTGGTGTCGCAACCATCGGCTCGGCAGTTACCTCGGTGACAATTTCAGGATGCTTCACAACTACATTCACAAACTATCGAATAGTTCTGTCGGGGATGGTTTCATCAGCAGATGGTTCACAAATGCAATTTACGTTGAACAACTCAGCAGGCAGCACATACGCAACCGCTGGAACAAATATGGATTACACGGCAGCAACGGTTTATCCAGTAGGAACTGCAGCAGGGGCAAGCCTGCGAGTTGGGGAAACTTCAACAACTCAAAACGGCACAATCATTGACGTTTTCCAACCGTTTCTCGCAACCGCAACATTCACAAACGCCTGTTGGAATGGTTCATCCCATGTTGGTTGGTACAACGGGCGAGACACAAACGCAGCATCACAAACAGGATTTAGAATTGCTTTGAATACTGGCACAATGACAGGTGGCACCATTACAGTCTATGGGTACCGCTAATGACTATTGCCAACCCTTCAAAAGCCCTAATTCTATTGGTCGCTTTGCTATCAGTCACCTTGCTCATGGTGCTAAACAAAGTGACAGCAGAAGCCGGACTTCCCATCATCACAGCCTTCGGCGGCTACGGACTTGGCAACGGCCTCGGGGCTAAAGGTGGCACACCATCACCAAAAATGTTTGGCGCAAAAGAAACACCAACAGAATGACATCAAGCAAGAAACCATACGCACCTGCCAAAACACCCGCAACAGGGAAACGTGCAGGCACAGAAAAGTTCTCTGACCTTTGTCGCAGACGCACCTCATGGTCATTCACCAATCTCGGCACCTGGGTCGTTCGAGACATCCGAAACAAGCCAGGACAAATGAGTCAACACGCAGCCGGACTCGCGCTTGATCTTCAATACTCAAATCGAGCAATGTGCCTTGAAGCGTTGGATTGGATTATTGCTAACAGTGATGAGTTGGGGGTCAGCCTTGCGAACGATTACATGGCAGGCAAATATGGACGGACGTGGATATGTGACCGCGCAGCCTGGAAAGTGCATACAACCGACACCATCGGCATCAGAGGATCATGGATTCACATTGAACTGCATCGCCTGTTCGCCGACAATCCAACACTTGTTGAAACCAACTGGCGCAAGATCCCGCGCCCATAGAACGCTCGGAGATGTCATTCGCTCCCTGCCAGACTCCAGAGGTTCGGTTGTTTCCCACCTTGCCTCTGGGGTCGAATCCGCCACCTTGACCCGCGTCTGTGTTACAACATCGAGACACGTCAAGCGAAGGGAAACGCAATGACCGATACACAATTTATCTACAGTTTCATAATGGGATGGGTCAGCTGCTGGCTCTTCCTCAAAATGATGGCAAACAGATGATGCTCCCCACCTGGGGGTATCTTCCGTTATGGTCGAAGGACAAACTAACCCTCGTCCAAATCTTCACGGATTCGGCAACAGAAGAGATTGTCAGAGTCACAGTCGCCACAAGGCGCGCTCCCTGGATGACGTTCGCTTCGATTACAGAAGTTGAAAAGGTTGATTAAGAGAATCATGGCAATCGCCCTCATCACCGCAATATCCATTCCTGCACCCGCAAACGCAGTTGCACAATCCTGTCCTCAATGGGAACCGCTACTTCGCAAGCACTTCCCCGCAAAAGTCGTGCCAACCCTCTCAAGGATTATGTACCGCGAATCCAGATGCACCCCAACCGCCACGTCGCCAATCCGCAAAAGCACCGGACGACCCGATGTCGGTCTCATGCAAATTCAAGGCTCCTGGGCAACTGTGACACGGGCAGTCTGTAAGAAACAAGATGTCATCCGCGCCCTGCACGATCCGTCGTGTAATGTTCGGGTCGCCCGATACCTCTACAACAATGGTGGTCTCGGACATTGGAAAGCGACCTCAGGGTCGTAACGAAAGATGAGGGAAACATCATGGAATTGACTACCGACGAAATCATTGCTCGTCTTATGAACTACTCCGTCAAGTTAGACGGCGAAATGCGATTTGAGGAATCAGCAACATTGTCGCAAGCGGTTGCGCTTATCATGAGCCTCCGCAACGCAACAGAACGCCTCCGGCATCCAAGCAATAGAATCATCGCCGACGCCGTTCGATACAACAGTCAAGACGAACTCAAAGCCGTCATCAAATGGATCACGGAACAAAGATGAGCATTGAAGACTATGAACCCGTTGCGTCGCGTCTTGCGCGCTTCTGGGAGAAACACCCCGAAGGACGAGTCATTACAAAACTTCTTACGTTTGAAGGTGACCGCGTTATTGTGCAAGCCGACATCTATGTTGACCGTCAAGACGACCGACCAGTTGCAACCGACTTTGCTGAAGAAATACGCGGGTCAAATAATGTCAATAAGACAAGCCATATCGAGAACGCAGCCACATCTGCAATCGGACGCGCCCTCGCTGACTGCGATTTCGCTTCAAGCACCGACTGGACAAAACGCCCATCCAGGGAGGAAATGTCAAAAGTTGAGCGCATGACCTCGAGACCGACAGAAGGCGGAAGCGTCACCGAGTTGTCTAACCTTGCCTCTGAAAAGCAACAGAACATGATTCGCGCAGTCTGCAAGTCAATGGGCAAAGTTCCACCTGCGAACCTTCAAGGCATGAGCAAGCGCGAAGCGTCGCAATACATTGACACCCTCAAGAGCGCACCCGCACCGCAAGACGAACCCGAAGAGGCGTTCTAGTGCTGACAGTTGGCTCATTGTTCTCAGGCATAGGCGGCCTTGATCTTGGCCTTGAACGCTCCGGTATGGAAGTTATATGGCAATCAGAAATCAACCCTTACGCTTCTAAGGTTTTAGCAAAGCATTGGCCTGAGGTGCCAAATTATGGAGACATCAAAACAATCAACTGGGGAGACGTTGTTCGACCTGACATCATATGTGGTGGATACCCCTGCCAGCCTTTCTCAACAGCAGGCAAACGCAATGGCACAGACGACTCACGACATCTCTGGCCTTGGGTTAGAGAAGCCATTAGCGAGTTACGACCTAAATACGCAATCTTGGAAAATGTACGAGGCCACATTACTCTTGGACTCTCCACCGTTCTTGGCGAGTTGGCCAGCATCGGGTATGACGCGGAATGGCAAATTGTTTCCGCAAACTCTGTTGGTGCGCCACATCGTAGGGATCGTGTCATCATCATCGCCTACCCCGTCAGGGAATTGGCCAACACCGACAACAGCAGACGTGTACACGGACAATCTAAAATCTACACAGCAGACAGATGGCTCAATGCACTCAGTGTCATTGGGGCAAGCAGTACAGATGTGGCCTACGCCTCGGAGCAATACAGCGATGGCGAGTTTGGTAACACCACAAATAGCGCACAACCCGAAACGGTTTCCCAATCTCGAGACAGTGGTAGGGCGCAGGATGTGGCCAACACCAACAGCCTCAGTGGACACATCCAACAAAAATGGCAAGTTCAGCAACCCAACATTGAAAGATGCAGTTGGTGGGCGACTGAACCCAATGTGGGTCGAGTGGCTCATGGGGTTCCCTCTCGGGTGGACAGACTTAGAGGACTCGGAAACGCCGTAGTTCCACAAGTAGCAGAACTCATAGGCAGAATGGTTGTTGATTATGACCGTGTCTGAAAAACTATTCCAAGACCAAGTCATCAAGGTTGCACGAATGCAGCAATGGCTCGTCTTCCATGCCTCACCCTCATCGCCCCGTCCAGGCGTCTGGCGGTCAGACGGCAACGGATTCCCAGACCTTGTCCTGGTCTCAACATCTGTGCCATCTCGAGGAGTCATCTTCTGCGAACTCAAAGCAGCCGAAGGCAAACTCTCAGCCGAACAAGAAAAATACGCACGATGCCTTGTGAACGCAGGCATCGAATACCACCTCTGGCGTCCCCGAGACATCGACGTAATCGCTGACCGCCTCGGACGCAAAGGACGCGTCCAATGAGACAACCCGTCCGTGTCATCCTCAACGATGCCGATATGCAAATCGCAGCTCATGGTGGCGTCAACCGTCGCCTCCTAGCCATCAAACGAGCAGACAGACCCAACCAACCAGACCGCAAATACTACGAACAAAACTGGTTCCAGACAGACATCTTCGGATCCATAGGGGAATACGCCGTCGCAAAACTGTTGGGCGCGGAATGGCATTGGCAACAAGAAACCAACGGATTTGACGTCCTTGACTATCAAGTCCGGTCAACCGAAAACCCAGACACCACAATCAAAATCCGCACAAGAGACAACCCAGACCACAACTTCATCTTCTGCAAAGTCCGAGAGAACCGCGTCCTCATCGAAGGATGGATCATAGGTAGAGAAGTCATAGACAACAACGAAGAGATATTCCCCGACTGTTTCACAATCAAGGACTATCGCTTGTACCCATTGACAGACCTCCCAGAGTTCCCCCAGAGACTTCCTGCGGGTTGTGAGATGTTCAAACCAGCCGTCAAAAGATACGGAACCATTGCATGAATCAAGAAGCCTTGTTTCCAATGCCCCAATACGGCACCACCTCAGACGATTATTGGACGCCCAAATGGATATTTGACGCGCTTGATATTGAGTTTGATTTGGACGTTGCCTGCCCCCCTGAGGGCCCCGCTCATACGCCTTGCAAGGCGTTCTACACCCAAGAAACGGACGGTCTTGCGTCGCCCTGGGTTGGCAATGTATGGATGAATCCTCCGTTTAGCAAAACAAACAGTTGGGCATACAAATTCATAGAACACGGCTATGGCATTTGTCTGGTGCCAATGGGCAAAACCAAATGGTTCGCACGTTTGTGGGAAGAGGCTGATGCCGTAATGGCAATGCCACCAAACCTCAAATTTGATCAAGGCCACATATTTATCCATACCTGCCTATTCGCTTTTGGCAATGACAACATGGCTGCCCTGCACCGTTCAAACATTGGGCGCGTCCGATGATTACCCTGGCCTGGTACATCCTTCTGCTAAGTATCGGAATAGCAATCCTCCAGGGGATCCGCAAGAACTAAGATGCCAACACAACCGAGTCAAGCAAGCCGACATCATCAGTTGCAGATGGTTCGCAGAACACAAGGAAACTTGGGTCGAGCAGTCTGCCTTCAAGCGACTGTGCAGCGTCCAAACGTCACAAATGTGAATGGTGACCGTCCAACGATGTCAAACATCCGGCAACCTCAGAGACATACTGGAATAGCGGGGGGCGAGCATTACACAACACCCGACCACAACGAAAGAGACCAAGACCCCTCGGGGGGTCGCGGTAGCAGGGGGCAACCATGAGCAAGAGAACAAGTAGTCCAGAGTTCAGAAGAAGACGAGAAGAACTACTACAAGGAAACCCTTTGTGCCATTGGTGCAAGAAAGCACCCGCCACCGAAGCCGACCA